CAGTTGCAATAACAGGTATCATTGATGATCCTACTGAGTTAGGTAATAGAGATAAACTTACTGCAGCAAAAGATGTATTGGATAGAGCAGGCGTAGTAAAGCAAGAGAAGATAGAAGTAAACACTCCGTCTGGTTTGTTTATACTACCTTCTAAGAATGAAGAAGAAGAAGTAGATGGAAATTGAATATAAAAGAAAACTAGGTTCTACTGTTCCGTTTGGTTGGGAACTTGTAGAAAACTCAAAAGACTTATTAAGAAGCATACCAGAACAACAAGAACTATTAGATATAGCTAAACAACATGCTAAAACATCTAGTCTACGTGAAGTAGCTAAATGGTTGTCAGCAAAAAGTGGTAGATCTATATCACATGTTGCTCTATTTAAAATGCTAAAGAAGGATGAAAGTGAACGAAATAAAAAAGCAGCAACTATTAGATGGGAACGAGTTAAAGCCAAGACAAGGGCAGAGACGCAAGAAGACCTCATCAAAGAAGCAGAAAATTATTCGAGCCAAAAGGAAGCCACCAGTTAGAGCTAATATAGTCGAGACTGATGATGATCTACAAGTTATCGAAGAAGAAAGAGATATTGTATTTCAACCTAACAGTGGTCCACAGACAGACTTCTTAGCATCTAATGAAAAAGAAGTTTTATATGGTGGTGCGGCAGGTGGAGGTAAATCCTACGCTTTACTAGCAGATGTGTTGCGATATTGCAACCATCCTAACCATAGTGCTCTTCTACTTAGAAGAACAAATGATGAGTTAAGAGAGCTAGTACAGAAGAGTCAGGAATTATATCCAAGAGTATTTCCTGGTGCTAAGTGGAGTGAAAGAAAGTCTTTATGGACATTTCCCTCTGGTGCTAGAATATGGATGACATATCTTGAACAAGATAAAGACGTTCTAAGATACCAAGGACAAGCGTTTACTTGGATCGGTGTAGATGAGCTTACTCAGTATGGTACACCATATGCTTGGAACTATTTACGTTCTCGTTTACGTACTGTAGATAATGATTTACCTACGTATATGAGAGGCACTACTAACCCAGGTGGTCCTGGTCACATGTGGGTTAAAAAAATGTTTATTGATCCTGCTGCTTATAACTCATCGTTTTGGGCAACAGATATAGAAAATGGAGAAGTACTAACTTATCCTAAAGGGCATGAAAAAGAAGGTAATCCTTTATTTAAAAGAAGGTTTATACCTGCTAAACTTACAGACAATCCTTACCTTTCTGAGGCAGGAGAGTATGAAGCAAACTTGTTATCTTTACCTGAAGTACAAAGACAACAATTACTAGAAGGTTCTTGGGATATAGCAGAAGGTGCTGCCTTCACAGAGTTTAATAGAGATATACATGTAGTAGAACCTTATAGTGTTCCTGCTTCATGGAAAAGATTTAGAACATGTGACTATGGGTATTCAAGTTGGTCAGCATGTTTATGGGTAGCAGTAAGGCCAGATAATAAATTAATTGTATATAGAGAACTTTATGCACAAAAGAAAACAGCAGAAGAGTTAGCAGACTTAATACTAAGTATTGAAAGAGAGAACGATGATAAGATTTGGTATGGTGTTCTTGACTCATCTTGTTGGCATAACAGAGGACAGACAGGTCCTTCGATTGCAGAAACAATGATATTGAGAGGATGTCGATGGAGACAGTCCGATAGAAGTAAAGGAAGTAGAGTAGCAGGTAAAAATGAGCTACATAGATTATTAAGAGTAGATGAAGAAACAGGAGAAGCAGGGGTTGAATTTTTTTCAAATTGTGTTAAACTTATATCAGAATTACCACAAATACCTTTAGATAAAAATAATCCTGAAGATGTGAATACTAAAATAGACTACGACCACGGATATGATGCACTACGTTATGGTATTATGTCCAGACCAACTCCTAGAGGGTTGTATGACTTTTCCAACACCGATTGGAAAAAACCTTGGAAACCTGCTGATCAGGTATTTGGATATTAAATATGGCTGAAGAAAACACTACAGAAACAGAACTAGAAATGGAATTAGAAGATAGTCAAAAAATGACATTATCTTCTTATATTAGAGATAAATTTAATTACTCATATGACTCTCGTTACTCACAAGAATCAAGATGGATGGAGTCTTATAGAAACTATAGAGGTATCTATGGTTCAGAAACACAATTTACAGAAACAGAAAAAAGCCAAGTATTTTTAAAAGTTACAAAAACAAAAGTAACTGCTGCGTATGGTCAAATTATTGATGTACTGTTTGCAGGACAAAAGTTTCCATTAGGAGTTGATGCAACAAGATTACCAGATGGTGTAGAAGAATCTGTACACTTTGATCCTAAGAATCCAACTCAACCACAAGATGATCCTAACCAAGGTAGTTTATTTCCACCAGGCTCTAAAGAAGAAGAGCTAGAGTTAGGAGCATTAAAAGAATTAGCAGATGACTTAGAATTAAAAGAAGGTGCAGGTGTTACTCCTACATCTATTACATATCATCCTGCAGAAGAAGCAGCTCGTGCTATGGAAAAAAAGATACTTGATCAATTAGAAGAATCTTCAGCTTCTAAACATTTAAGATCAGCAGCATTTGAAATGTCTTTATTTGGTACAGGAATACTAAAAGGACCATTTGCTCAAGACAAAGAATACCCAAGATGGGAACAAGATGAAGAAGGTAATGGTACATATACACCTGAAATCAAAACAGTTCCTAGATTAGAGTTTGTTTCTTGTTGGGATTTCTATCCTGATCCTGCAGCTAATAATATGGATGAGGTAGAATATGTGATTCAGCGACATAAATTAAACCATGCTGATATGAGGGCACTAAAGAATCGCCCTCTGTTTGACGAAGATGCCCTAGACGAATGTATCGAAATGGGCACTAACTACACCAGACAATGGTGGGAGGATGATTTAGATGACTACGATTCGACAAATGTTAGCGTTGATCGCTACGAAGTCCTTGAGTTTTGGGGCAACATTGATAGAACAGTTGCAGAAGACGCAGGCTTGGATATACCTAGAGAATACTCAGACGTGGATTTGGTTCAAATCAACGCTTGGGTTTGTAACGACAAAATTTTACGGTTGGCGTTTAATCCTTTTATGCCTATCCGTATTCCTTATTTTGCTGCTCCTTATGAGTTAAACCCTTACTCTTTCTTTGGAGTAGGGTTAGCAGAAAACATGGTAGATACACAACAGCTAATGAACGGCTTTATGCGAATGGCTGTTGATAATGCTGTTCTATCAGGTAACCTGATATTTGAGATTGATGAAACGAATCTCGTACCAGGTCAAGACCTAGAAGTATACCCTGGTAAGATATTTAGGAGACAAGGTGGAGCACCTGGTCAAGCACTATTTGCTACACAGTATCCTAATGTATCTTCTCAGAATTTGATGATGTTTGATAAAGCAAGAGCCTTGTCCGATGAATCTACAGGCATTCCGTCTTTCTCACATGGTCAGACTGGAATACAAGGAACTGGTAGAACAGCGGCAGGGATATCTATGTTAATGGGTGCAGCTCAGATATCTATTAAGACAGTGGTTAAAAATATAGATGACTATCTATTACAACCACTAGGTGAATCTTTCTATGCCTTTAATCAGCAATTTGATTTTGATCCTGATGTACAAGGCGATATAGAAATAAAAGCTAGAGGTACAGAAAGCCTTATGCGTAACGAAGTAAGAAGTCAAAGACTATTACAACTTATGCAAATCGGTTCTAATCCTGCACTAGCACCTTTTGTAAAGTTCCCAGTAATACTAAGAGAGATAGCACACTCATTTGATCTTGATGCTGAGAAGTTTGTAAATGATGAAAGAGAAGCTTTAAGACAAGCTAAAGTTATGCAAGCATCTGGAATGATGCAAGGACCACCACAACAACCACCAGGAGCAGGAGCACCACCTACACCAGAAGGAGGAGGAACAGTTACACCAACTAGTCCTGCAGGTACAGGCAATAGTCAGATAGGTCCTGGCGGAGCACCTGAACCAGGAATGCCAGGCTTTTCAGGAAGGCCACCTAGTGAAGGAGAAATACAGTGAGTCCAGAAGTAGCTAGAAAATTATTAGTAGTAGCTAATAATAAACAATCTATAGATGCTTTATTTGATTACGCAGAAGAAAGAATTAAGTCTCATGTAAAAAATCTTATAAGAGAAACAGACCATAACAAGATAATACAAATACAAGGTAGCATACATGAGTTACAAAGATTTGCTACGTTCAGGGATGAAGTAATACAAAAAGCTAAAGAGGGGAAAAATGGAACAAGCAGTAGCTAGTGTCAATGAACAAACTGATTCTGTTATAAAAAAACCTTTAAAAGAACGATTACTAGATTATCATGTAAGAGCTACGCCTGAAGAAGAAGAAAAGTTTTTTAAAGATCATAAGTTTATAGCAGAGGTTAAAGGTAACAAAATATATCTTGATGAAAGCAGGATGTCTTCTCAAGAAGAAATAGATGATATGTTTTTTATGGAAACTTTTCACAACCTAGATAAAGTTGATCCTGAGTTATATAATAAACTATTTACTGCTTCAGAAAATGATCCTAGCATGCAGGCATGGAAAGAAAGATCTTATAAGTATGTAAAAGAAAATAATAATGAAAAAAGAAATATGGAAGAATGGTGGAAAGAATCTTATTTTGACCAACTATTAATGGGATATGTTTTTGGTGGGGATGACTCAAACATACCTACGTTACGAGAAAATTTTAGTCAAGGCGTTAATGATCAACGTTTTGGTACAATATTTAAAAAAGAAGCAGATAATTTTTATAAGTTATTAGGCTTTAAAAAAGGGGGAACAGTTATGAAATTAGCAATGGGGGGTACACCAGGAGTAGCAAAAGGTGACGATTTAAAAGATCCATCTTTATCTAAACTAGATCCAGAAACAGTTAAAGAAAAAGTTATAAAGGCAGATATTGAAGATAAAGTTAGTAGTGTTGCAAAAAGACCACAGTCAAGTAATACTAATATTCAAACAGCTATGTTATTAAATCCTGAAGAAGTATTAAAAAAATATGAACAACCTATTATGGCTAACAAAGGTGCAATGCCTGTAACCGAAAAAGAATTTACACCTAGTGATTACTTTAAAACTGAAATGATGAAACAATGGTTGTTTGCTGAAGGTAGCACAGGTGATAAAGACGGCCAAGAAACTAATCAAGCATTTAAAGGAATACATATAGATTCTTATCCAGAACTTGCTGAAGAAATACGACAAGGCACATTAACAGACGAAAAAGTAGCAGAAATTATGTATAGACAATACACAGGTCAAAATGTTTCAGATGGTAAGCCTAGTAAATTTAGAGATTTAAGCCAACTAGAAGATGTAAGTCCTGAAGCTGCTAAATTATTATTTATGGATGCAGGTTACACAGGACAAAATGCAGGAGCTATTAAAGACTTACAAAAATATCTAAAAGTTAAAGAAGATGGTTTACTAGGGGAAGATACATTAGGAGCTATGAATGATTTTGATGCAGAGGAATATAGAAAGTATTTAGGAACACTAGATAGATACTCAGGTGAAAAAGGTAGTAAAGTATATAATAGATTTTTTACTGAAGAAGAAAGACAGCAATTAGGTTTATATGAAAAAGAATTAACTGCTATGGCTAAAGGCGGTTCTATAGATATACAAAAATTTATGGAAGGTGGCCTAGCAGATAATGCTGATGATACACCAGGTGCTACAGAAAGTGAAGTAGCTGATGATATACCTGCTATGATATCTGA